GACGACTTAGTTGATAGTATGACTATGGCTGTTATGCGCTTCAGGCAGGGCGGATTAATCAAGCACCCTGAAGACTACGTAGAAGAAAAAACAGCGCCTAGGAAAAGAAGTTATTACTAATGTCAGGATTAAAAGTTTTATATAATTTAATATTAAAAGATGTAGCTAAAGGATCTGGTCAAGCATCAGGTATTATGTCTATTGGTAAAGATATTAGAAAGTTAGCTGACAAAAAATTTCAAAATTATATTACAGCTGCAAAAAAACAAGGTGTAGATCTTGATAAATTATCCGAACAAGAAATAAAATATACACTTGAATTGAACAAGCCTAAACCTATTAAAGCTATTCCGGCTGATTCTCCTGAAGGACAAGGAATTACAAGAGATTTATTTAACATGTTAGATAGACGATCTGGCAAAAACGTTATTAAAGCAGATTTTGGTAAACCTTTTGCAGAAGAAGTCATTACTGTTGATAGTGTTATTAAAAATATAAAAACAATGAAACCAATGGATTCAATGAAAGAAACTAATAAAGTTTTAAAAGGAGAAGGTCAATATAAAAATTTATCAAAAGCAGATAGAGAAAAAATTGCAAGTGACGAAAGTGTTACCGATCATATCTTTGAAAGAAACATAGAACCTGATCCAGAAGATTATGCAGATGGCGGTGTTGCAGGTATGTTAGGTGAAAGAATTGGATTTAGACTTGGTGGAATTGATAAAGCAAGAAGATTATTTTTACAAGCGATAGGTGCAGGAGCTGCAGGAATTGGTGCTGCTAAAACTGGATTATTTAGTTTATTAAAAGGCGCTGGTAAAAAAAATTTAACTTCAATTCCAATTGAAAATGCAGAGGGCATGCCATCATGGTTCAAGCCTCTTGTAAATAGAGTTATTAAAGAAGGTACAGAAACAACTAACTTACCGCCCAATAAAGGTGGAGCATATTTGAACAGACAAATAGTTCACTCTGCAAAATTAGGTGAAAATCAAGGAGTAAGAGTTTATCAAAATTTAGATGATCAAACTATTGACGTTGTATATAAATCAGCTGACAATATGGGTGGCGTTGATGATGGTGTAGTTACCTTAGAATATAGAGCACCTCGAGATCTATATGACACTGGACCTGCATCTGTCATGTCTAAAGAATATCAAGCAACAAAAAAAGCATCGGGTCAGTACCCTAAAAAATCAGCAGCAGAATTTGAAGCACATGAAGCTTATCCATACCAAGATCCTGAAGATTATAAATCTATAACTTTTGAAGCAAAACATATTAAAAGCAATGTTGATGATTTATTTAGTGATACAAGTGCCTTGAAGCAGTTTGGAACTAATAAAACTTTAACTAAAAAAGAATTAGAAATAGCTAAACAAAAACGAAAACAAGTTAAAAAAATAAATGAAGATCCATATGGGGAGGAATTAGCTGGTTCTGGTCCAGATTATGATCCTTATGATGATTATGCAGATGGCGGTGTTGCAGGATTACTAGGTGAGAGACCTGGTTATAAAAGTGGTAATCTTGTACAAACAATGTACCCAATAGGAAATTTTTTAAACATAAGAGCTAACGCACCAACACAAAAAGATTATAATATTAACGCCACAAAAGATTTAGTAGAAAACCTACCTGGTGGTGTTGTTAAAGAAGCTGTTGCTCCCGCAGTCGCATTAGGTTTTAGTCTTCCATATGATGCAATACAAGCTGCAACAAGAACTACAGAAGCTGATGTTGCAAGAGCAATGCAAACCGGTGCTTTAACTCCAAGAGAAATAGCATCTGAAGCTTATGGATTAGCTTTTGATAGAGAAAATCCTTTATCAAGTGCTATAGAAAGATTTACTGGAGCAGCCGGCCCATTAGCAGATAGATTTAATCAAGAAGAAGATGACGAATATGATTTTTCAGGCATAAAAGGTCAGACTGCAGGACTTGGTATTGTATCAGGTATAAAAGGAGCATTAAGTAAATTTGTTGGACCAAAAGCAGCAGCATTTATTGTTGAAAAAGGTAAAAATAAAATAAAATCAGACATTGGTGAAAAAGTTATTACACCAACAATTAAAAAAATAAAAAATAAAAAAAGTACTACTAGACCTAGTAGTGGAGGTGGTAGAGATCGTAGTTTTGATACATCAAGAGCAGATAGAGCAGGGACATCATTAGGTAGTGGTCAGTTTTCACCTCAAACAAGTAGAGGAAGATCTGGTTATACAGAAGGTGGTGTTGCAGGATTACTGGATAAGAGACCGGGGTACAAACTTGGTGATATTGTTAAAAAAAATATTCCAGAAGAATATAGATTATATTTAAAAAGTATTTTACCGGGTGGAGAAGAGGGAAAAGTAGATGAATCTTATTTTACAGAAAAATTTAAAAAAGAATTAAGATTGCAAGCTTTAGATAAATTTTTAAGAACAGGTAAAACAAGAGGTATTGTAACCGAAGGTGATCAACACAGGGGTGACCCTACAATAAATAAACTTCTTAAATTTCCATCAACTTATGCAGCACTAGGAACTTATACCTATGATATAGATCCGAAAACAATGAATGTAAAAATTACAGATAAATATGATTTTAATCCTGCCTATGGTTCTAAAACAATAGGGGGTAAAACATATACAGGTTATGTTGGAGACAAAGAAGGAACTGATGTTGGACTTGGTATGTTTAAAGATAAATTTAAAGAGTCAATTAGAGATAAATCCGTAGATACAGCAAATGTATTAGAAATGATTGGAAATTATTTTGGTGGTAAACAAAGTGAGGGTAAAGGTTTTGATGTAGATATTGACATTCCAATAGAAGAAGCAACTACAGCAACAGAAGGTTCTTTTGCACAAGGTGGACCAGCAAGACAAAACTTTGCCATGGGCCGTCGTGCATTTTTAAAATTAATGGGTAGTGTTGGTGCAGGTATCGGTGCAGCTAAAGCTGGTTTGGGAAGTTTATTTAAAGCAGGTAAACCTGTAACTAAAGCCGCAGAAGTTATAACAACACCAAACGCCCCTGGTAAACCTGAGTGGTTCGATGCTCTTGTTACAAGAGTTATTAGAGAAGGTGATGATGTAACTAAAAAATTTGCAACTAAAGAACGAGAAATTGTTCATACAACTAAAATAGATGAAAATGCAACGGTAACAGTTACACGTGATTTAGATGAAGGAACAGTTAGAGTTGACATTGATGATCCAACAACAAATGTTGCGGACGACCAAGGAAATGCAATTGTATCAATGGAAGTTAAAGGTGGTCGGTTAGAAGAAGGTGTCAAAGGTAAAACGCCAGCAGAGTTTGAAGCGGTAGAAACTGATTATGGAAATTACATGACAACTCCTGATGATTTTATAACAGAAGCGGTTGAGAACACGGTTAGTAATACAAAAGATTTAACAGCTGATCTAACTAAAGTTAAAATGTATGCAAAAGGTCAAAAGAAACCGACGATAAAAGAAATGATGATACAAAGAGAAAGAGCTAGAGATTTAAAACTAGCAGAAGAAAACCCTGCAGAGTACGCATCTGGTCGTCAGCCTGATATTGATTATTCAGATTACGATGACTATGCATCAGGTGGTGTTGCAAGAATGTTAGGTGAATAATGGACGTATTAGAATATATAAAAAAAATGCAAGAGATGTATGGTGATGATGTCAACATAGGTAATCCACAAGCTTATGGTGAACGGATTGGGTTTAATGATGGTAGTGGTAAAAAGCCTCGTAGAGCTCCAATAAAATATAAATTATATAAAACTAATCCAGATTCTAGAGTTAAATATAAAGTTATAACTCCATTAACAGAGGAAAATTTAAAAAATTATAAATATCCACAAGATCACAAATACAAGGTTCAAATTCCTATAAACAAAAAAGGGGCGGTAAAAACAATCAGTGCTAAAACAAAAAAAGAATTAGAATTAAAAATAAAAGAATCACCTATTACTAATAGAGATTATCGTGAGGGTTTGATTAAAACCACACTCCCGGAGGGTGCTATCGAGTTTGATAAAAACAGAGTAAAAATTTCAACAGGTATATTCGTTGGAGAAGGAAGAGACAAATCCGAAATATTTAAAATACAAAATAAAGATGGAACCAATGTTAAATACACAACAACTGGTGCTGGAGGTGGAAAGAAAAAACTTTATGATTCTATAGAGGAAGCAAAGAAAGCTAAACTTGATTTTATTCCTGACGAACTTGTTAAAGTTGGAAAACCAAAAAAAATAAAACAAAATATAAATGAAATTACTTACAAAAATAAAAAAACAGGAAAAATAGTAAAATATTATAAACCAATGATTGGAGAAAAAAAAGTTACAATTGAAGGTAAGGGAGCAGAAACTTTAAAAGAAGCTGAAGAATTTGTTAAAAATTATTTTGATAAAAATCCTAGAAAACCACATAAATCAACTGCAAAATTAGAAAAAGAATTAAAAACTTTATTTGATGATTCTAGAATTAAAAAAATCTTAAGAACAGGTAGACCATCTGCAAAAGATTTAGATATCGTAAAAAATATTCTTGATGTCACAGATAGACAAGCACAAGGGAAACTAGCTCAATTAGCAGATGCTGTTGATCCACAAGGACAAAGAACTATTGATGGCATTTCAAAAATAGATGGTAAAAAAGCAAAAAACATTTTTAATTTTCACAAAACAAAAGATATTGCAAAAGAATTAGAAGACATAGAACTTGGAAAAGCTGTTGGAGAAAAACCTTTAGATGTTTTTCGAAAAGATATTCAAAGTCAAATTCCAATGAAAGGTGGAATAAAAGGTTATAGTGTAGATGAAGCACACGCAAGAGCTGCTGCGGTGAGATTAAATAGTAAACCGTATTCTATTTTTGGACAGTTTATGGCAGGAGATATTAACCAAGGACCTAAACAAACCTTTGATGCAAACTTATCTATATTTGAAGAGCAAGTAAAAAACGCCATTAAAAATAATCAAGATCCAACAGAGGCAATTAAAAAATATAACAAAAGAGCAACAGAAGCTGAAAATTTAGTTAATCAATATAAATCTAGAAACACAAAGAAAGTTTATTTTCCAAGAATAACAACTGACTCACCAGATATAGCAATTAAAAATAAATCTGCTTACACTAAATATAAAAAATTTTTTGATAAAAATTACGCACAACAAAAATATTCTTTTGTAATACCAAAAGATTTACAACCACTACCAAGTTTGGCTGCAGATCTAAAAGATAAAAATAGTTCTACATATAAAAATATGATTAAGCAGATTAAAGATGTCGGTAGAAAATTTATTAAAAATATAGATCAATATGATGAAAAAGAATTATTTAAAAAATTACAAAACAATCCTAACTTTAATAAAATTAGAAGATTAATGCCAAGACTGGCGTCTTCGCAAGACGACTTTGAAACAAATAGATTTGCATCAGCAAATAACATTATGAGTGATGCTACATATGTTGATGATGTTGAAGAAACATTTACAAAAAGAAATCCACTTACAACTGGTGCAGCTTTAACTGGAGCTGGCACAGCAGGTGTTTTAAAAGCAACAGGTACACCAATTAAAACTGCATTAGGAAAAGTTTTTAGAGGTGCTGGAACAAGACTTGGTGTTTTACCTTTTGCAGGATTAACGGTAAGGGATAATTTAGCTAAAGGAGAGAACATTGCTGATGCGGTTGTAGATCCTTTGGTTGGTTTAGAATTATCTTTTCCTGGTTTGTTTAAAGAAAATCTTTCAAAAATTACAAAAAGTCCAACAGCTCAAAAAATTTTAAATTTAGCTATTCCATTAGGTAGAGCTGCTAGATTTACAACACCTTTTGGTGCAGCTTTAGGTATTGCAGGATTAGGTGTAGATGCTTACAAAGCATCTAGAGATAGATTAAATTTTTTAGATAGTTTAACACCGGATCAAAAAACTGAACTTTTTAAACAAGAACGTCAAGACGCGGTTAAACAAAATCTTAGAGGAGATCCTAACGCTTTTGATCAATTTTCAGCTGCAGGCGGCGGTCTAGCTAATTTAACTAACACAATACCACCAGAATCAGGGCCCATGTCTCAAGGGTTGCGTTCTTTGTATAATAATGGTAGAAAACTTTAGGAGTAATAAATGGCAGAAATAGACAAAGGACTCCCTAACACTCGTACTGAAATAAAAGTTCCGGCACCGGAACAAGAAGTCGATGTTGCGGAACAACAAGAACAAAAAGGTCCAGTAGAAGTTACACCCGATGAAGATGGTGGTGCAACTATTGACTTTGAACCAAGTTCTATTAACCAAGCAAGCTCACAATCACACTTTGATAACCTAGCAGACATATTACCAGAAGATGTTTTAGATCCAATTGGCTCTGAATTAAGAAGCAACTACATGGATTACAAAACATCTAGAAAAGATTGGGAACAATCTTACATGAATGGTTTAGATCTATTAGGATTTAAATATGAAAACCGTAATGAACCATTTCAAGGTGCATCAGGTGCAACACACCCAGTTTTAGCAGAAGCCGTTACACAATTTCAAGCCTTAGCTTATAAAGAATTAATGCCAGCAGATGGACCAGTTAGAACACAAATAATTGGAATATCTAATCCTGCAAAAGAAGCTCAATCACAAAGAGTTAAAGATTTTATGAACTTTCAATTAATGGATCAAATGAAAGAATACGAATCAGAGTTTGATCAAATGTT